TTTTTTTTTTTTTTTTTTTTTTTTTTTTTTCTTAAAATGCTAATAAAATTTTCATAAATTTATATCAGTTTTAAAAAACTGTTGAGCCGGAAGTGCGGGTAATACACCGGGTTGATTTCCCGATGCGTAAACCGCGCACCACCCAACGGGTGATTTCCGTTGGATCGGCTAATCATCTTAGGTGGAATGGTGATTTCCATTTCCACCGCAGAGAAAGTGTGGCCATTCAAGAATGACCACTGGCAGAAGATTGGTCTGCCCTAGGTCCAGCTTTCTCAAACCGGACAAGAGGCTGTGAGGTGCCCGAAAGGGCCTTCTCCATCATCATCCTCTCACACTGGTTTTTCCAGTAATTTTTCTCCTCCTCAAGATGTTTGGAGGTTTGGATGGACATATTAAATTTGAAGTCTGTCTCATCCCCCAAATCAGCCTGCTCAAAAAGTGATGTTACATCAGAAAGGTCATCATCATCACTATCATAGGGGGCTGGCTGGCTGTCATCCAAATTTGCAAACTGCACTGTTCTAAGGTGGTCCAAAAATTGCTGTTTTGTGTCAGAATAGGACCAGTTCCAGAAGTACAACATTTTCAGATTTTGATACTGTGCCCCTGGATCTTCTGTGGTTGAGAAAAATAAAATATATTTTTCATCACTAGTCCTATAAAAGAGTGCAGCCCTCCTACCGTTTGTGTCCCCCATTGAGATGACCGGGTCACCCTCTGCCAGGTTCAATCTCTGCTTCAACTGCTCATCAAGGTTAGTTGTTCCAGGATAATATTTCTGTATTGCAGGCTCTGTGTAATCCTTGATATGCTGTTTGAGAGTCTTCATTGTCTGCATGACACCAACACCCAATCTTGGTTGTCCAAAAAGCACTCCAGTCTGAGTTACATCCAATATATTCCACCATGATGCAGCATCTAGTAGGAATGATGTTCCTGTACCACTAGCATTCCTGTAGCCAATTGATGGAGTGGTGATCTGATTATTATACCTACTAGATGTAGTCGCAGCTGGTATGGCTGCCAGACAAAATACCCCAGTCTCGGTGGTTGACACCCTTTCCCCTTGAAAATTATAGACAAAGTAGGGTGTGTATTGGTCATCTGCTTGTGGTAGTGGCAAATAGATGGAGTTTGCCGCACCAACACTGCCACCTACTGCTGCTTGGTTCACATTGGGCTGGGTGAGTTGGACGAGGTTGATCCTGCTTGATGTCAACTGTGTCTGTTTCACTGATGTGTATATCCTGTTGTCACCTTGTGCATCTGCCACTGAAGAGTATATCAAGTAAGTGCCATTCTGGTCATTTGCGGCCCCAAAGATTTTCCTAAGGACAAACCAGCCACCTTTCAGGAGCCAGCCCCAGCCTGGTATGGCATCTGCTACTGTATTGACTACTTCAGTGGACACTGCCCAGAACACTTCACCGACACCTGATGTTTGCGCATTTGAGCGCCTACCCTTGGGCTCAACCTCCTCCATCTTTCGGGCGATAGCGCCTGAGAGTTGTATTGCTACAGCCCCATCACTGGTGTTTTTTAAGGTTGCAGTAGAACCGGAGGCTGGTGGAAAGCTGTCTGATACCATTTGAGACAGTGCAGGCTTTGGGCCATAGTTTGAAAACTCATAAGTGACCAAGACCTCCACAAGAAAAAGTGCACTGGTGTAAGGCGTTTGAGTGCCCCCAGCGCTCTGGAGTGCATTGACAGTTTGCAGGTAGGTCCACATGTTGAGTGCTGGCCCAAGAGAATCAGTTGGGCTGTCACCAGGGTCAACATTCCACCACCCCTGTCTAGGTCCTAGAGCGCTTCTAGGGTGCACTTTCCAAACGGTTTTCGACCCTATGGGAACTTCAACATGGGGTCTTGCCTTGATGGTATCTACTGATTCTGGTCCTGCTGTGTTTGCCTCCTGTTCAAGATCTAAGAACACCACTGACCCCAAAATATTCGCTTTTCCTGCAAGGGGTATAAGTCTGACATGGAGTCTGGATAGCTTCCACAGATTATATTGGGATGCCCTAACAGATAAGGGTGTTGCAGTTTGACCAGTTTCCTGACTCTTCATCAACAGCGGATTCAGAAAGCACTTGTGTTTCCGCTCTAGGGTGTTGTCTTTATTGCCTGTTATCTGACCAAGTGTGACTACTGTTGTCATCCTGGAATTTACTGGCGGTCCCTGCACTTTCTTACGAATCCGCCTAAGCTGTTTTGCATCTCTTCTTTCAGCCTGATCAATTTTCTTTAGGATGGATTTTTCTGGCTTTTTCTCAATAATTTTGACTGTCTTTTTAGTTCTGCTCCTGCTCCTACTCCTGCTACGGGAGCGGGAATTACTCCTGCCCCTGCGCCTTGTAGTTGTCTTCTTGACAACGACCTTGTCGGCCATCGCCGCCATCTTCTTTCGGTCCTCCTCTCACCATATTCTGGAATAGAAGTCGGGCCCGACCTCAGGAAGTTGTATGTTTTCTCTGGCGGCGAACTCCTCAACATTGCTAATCTGCTCATCAAGAAAGTGTTTAACATTGCTGGGAGCATTTTCACACAATATGCGCAGGGAAACCAATTTACCCCAAAGAGACTCAACATCTGGTAGCCTACGTACTGGATTTTCCAAAGTTGACAGTATTTTGTTCACATTGGGAACACCAACATATGCACCAGTACTTGATTTTACTATTGTAAGCCCACAAAAAGAGAGCCCTTCAGGTGTATCTTGGATTTTGATGTTGTTTCTTTTCACCCACATTCCAAAGATGTTTTTGTACATATCAATGACTGTATCAGGTTCGTACTCAACAAACCCTTTACGGATGGAAAGAAGTCTGTCATCCCCGTAGCATATCATGGAGCAGTTCTCTTGCAGCTCTTTCTCTGTTGGCAGTCTACCACGCTGTTTGAAAAATAGGTATGAAACCTCAAATGTTGTTAGCCAGACATTGATCATATTATTATCCACAGTTGTTGAAAACTGACCACTTGGATTTCCTTTCTTGACCTGGCAAACTTCTCCAGTTGGCAATAAAATAATTTTTTCCAACAGATTTTTCACATACCAGTTGTACAAGCGCCGCATCTTTGGAGTCTTATGAGAATCATGGAGGAAGAAGAACCTGATTTGCCTAATTCTCCAAAATAGTGATTTTGGTATAGTCCCATCATACCGTGTCCAGTCCATCTCAACAAAATACCTATCTCCATCACCATACAACCTGCGAACCCTGCGATCCAAGCCGCCGAAAAAGGGGGTCCATCCGACCTGTGCAGACCTTATTTCAGTCTGTTGTTTCATTCTGTTGTTCTGATCCTGCTCAAACATAGCCCCAATCCTGGTAAAAATCGGGTCGGTGCACAATATCATTCGAATGTCACTGTCCTCAATTTTCTCTCTTTTGAGAACTTCATTTTTGAGGAAGCACCACCATAGGGGTCTACGATTTATAGTTTCTGGATCAGACACAACATCCAGGTACTCTTGCCACCCACAATCTTCCAAATACTCGGCTTCGCTGTCATAGGCTTGGAATTTTGGGTATGCTGGTGTACTATTGACATTTTTCTCTGTTGACATGATTGGTGTGATGTTGCTATTTGCCATATAGTCATGCTCTCTCAACACCATATTGTCACACAACAGCACAAACTCAGCATACTGTTCCACAAAGTCAACTGGGTCGTGGTAATGGAATTTCTCAAACATTTTGGTGTAAGCCTTTACAGTCCATGTTGTTGAATCATACATATCTTGTTTCCATGGTGTTACAAGGCCTAATAATGGATCCTGGACTTTCTTGGTGCGCGAGACCAACTTATCAACTGGTATATGTCCAATTAGAGTAACATTTTCTGGTAAGGCAGTTTTACCTTCAGGTGGTAATATGTCATCTTCCCATGCAAATATTTTAAGCCAATCTGGTACGGGGGTAGGGGCCTTTGTTGTCACAGGCCCCTCTATTAGTTTTTTTGACACTCTCCACTGACCACATGATCTTCTAACTTCTCAATTCCTGAAAAACTTTTCTTGCAACTAGTGCACTCTATTGGTCTTATATGGCCCTCAAACATTGAGTGCATAGCTGCACAATACACACAAAAGCGTTTTTCACGTTGAAACCGACATTCCCGGTAATCATGTTTCTGTGATGAACCGCACCATTTACAAGCTCTAGGCTTACGTTGTTCCAAGGCTACGGGTTTATCATCCTTGACGTCAACCGGCTGCTGTGATGACTTAGTTTCAACTTTACCCTCAGCTATGTGTGTATCCTTTTTCTTCAATATGTTCTTCTTATTTTCAGGTCCAGTGGAAATCTCAGTACATTTTGTTCCAGGGATGATCTCTCTCCTAATTTCCCCGTCAACTGGGATGTTCTTTGCTTTGGTGAAATCAATGACTTTCCCTTCAACAAGCCTAACATCATCTTCTGTGGACAAAGCCGCTATAGAGGTGGTACCCTCAGGTGTATTCTCATCTGTGACACACCGCTCAAACATCTTCACTAGTTGGGCTTCATTCTCCTTTTGAACTTCTAGTTTAGCAGTCTGGCTTCTCTCCTTGCTCACTTGAATCAAATGCATCATGGCCTGTTCAACAAAGGTAAGGCGGGATTTCTTCTGGTAGAACTCACCACGATCTTCCATGGCCCGCTCTATGGCCTCATCGATCTCCTGGTTAACTCTATCTGTCTCTACCATGTCATCATACCAATCTTCCTCACCTTCGTCATCAACATCATTATCAATACAATAATTAAGCCATGCTTGTTCTCGGAGTGCGTTGACTGCCTCCCTTATTTCCTCTGCTGAGAAGCCCTTTTCAATCATATTCTGATATTCTTCATCAGTGAGCATCCTCATCTTCATGAAGTGGCCTTTCCCAAGAGCTCTTTTGGTAACAAGGTGTTTACGGCCTCTGACTGTTTTCTTCGTCTTCCCTTTGGCCTGCCCAAAGATGGTTTGGCATAGCCAGTAGTCATCATAGGTGACACATTTTTTCTTTAAAAATTGCACCTCTTCTCTAAGTTCTTCCAGTTCTTTTAGGATCGCTGCATGTGACACTTTTGTTCCTGCTATAACTTTCTCAAGGAACTCATCCATGTCAAAATTCTGTGGTCTACACTGATCCGCAAGCTGGAATGTATTTTTCAATGCGTCTACAATGACTATGCCTTGGGAAAGAACACCCTGTGTGCCTAGGTGGATACCAACTAGCCTACCATCATGATCACAATAAGGTGCACCACTATTCCCAAATTTTGTATCAAAGGAGTTATTAAGCCAATTTCCATCTATAATACACCACCCGGTAAAAGTGGCGGCATGTTGAAAATTTGGATCATAGGCTGTCAGTGTCAGATAGTCACTTTGAACCTTCTTTGCTAATTTGATAGGCTTCACGCTATTGAGCTCAGGTGGCAATTTTAACACTGCAACATTGTCAACACTCTCAAATATTGGGATCGTTTTGATGACTTTGGATTTCACACTAACACTGCCATTTTTAAGTGTTGCTATATCTGATCCCTGAACCACGTGTTCTGCTGTAAGAATATAATTCATAAACCTGAACCCAACACCTGTTCCATTTTTGCCCTCAACAATAACAATAGATGCTGTTTTCGCAGGCGTTGCTGGTATAACGCCTCTTGTCTGCAATGTCGTGACTACCTTTTTGCACTGGTTCACAACATTATTCTTTAGCTTACCAACCCGGGTGTATTTTGCGGTTGTTCCATCTGGGTGTTGCACTGTTATTGTTGTGCATGCAAACTTGGTTCCGCAAATAGCTGCGGCAACAACACAAAACATTAATATCTGATGTACCATTGTCAATTTGAGCGTCACCCCCACAGCTAGTCCAAGGGACCATAAAACAAAGCCGATGGTATACACAAGGGCATAACTTATCTCCATCAGTATTTTGGGCCCCTCACTCCAATAAAATGCTGTTAAAGTGAGTGTTAACCATAGAAGAAAGGCATTTACCAAAACAAACTGTGGCATAAAAATCTGGAACAAAATGAAAGGCAGGGAAACAACTGGAAAAATGTTGACTGCCACACAAGTTAAAAACACTGGTATGTTTAAAAACCATGCTACAAAAATGAAGGGAGCCATTTTAAACAATTTTTCCTTATTACCTGCCAAAACTAAACTAAAAATAGATGTTATCCACATATCTAGCCTGTATGACATCACCTTACCATATATAAGGGTCACAACTTCTCTGGTTTTTTCAATTTGCTCTATGATGTTAACTAAGACATGTTGCTCGCCACACTTTCTTGGTACAAGATCAACGAGCTTCCCTTCACACCACTCTGCACCAAAGATCTGGATGCATTCTTCCATTAGGGTTGTTTCATTGTAACTGCTCTCCGAGACCCAGTCAGGTTTTGAACATTTGGCCATCAACTCCAAAAAGCTTACCGGCCTGGTGGTAAGGTAATCCTTGTACAACACGCAACCTTTCTCAGGTGGTAATTCACAACTATCCAGTCGGTACTTTCTGACCTGGATTTTTTCCAATTTAGCTAGGTCCATGAACTCTGCTTGCCCTGGAGTTATCACAATCTTGGCTGGTGGAGTCAAGTTTTGCGCGTCTGCGAGTGAAATCAGGCCGAATACAAGCACTGAAATAACTATCCAGCCTAAAAGATCCCACCCAACAGATACCAGCGCGTTCTCTTTCTCCTTCAACCTTTTCTGCAATGTGACATTCTCCTGTTCTAACCTGGAGCATCTCTGAACCCAATCATCACGATCTTTCTGCGTGTTATGCAACCTTACCATGTATTCCTGCATCTTTTCTCGGTTTCTCTCCTGTATCTTACGGTGTAAAGCTTTGTTGCTCTCAATGACCTTGTCAAGTTGCTCTTGGATCTTATTGGCTTTCTCTAGGTTCTCTTTAGCTTCCCTAGTTTTTTCCATCACTTGATGCACAAGGCCACTAGTTGTTTTAAGTGAGGCTTGCAATCTTTCATATTTTGCATTTTGGGCGTCTAAACAGGCCTTTTCGCCCAAAGTTATCAAGTTTGCTCCAATGTCGGGTGACCAAGTTGGTTTAGTCACTTCTTCTGCGAAAAAGAGCCCATAGCGGGTACCCTCAACGCCAACTGCTGTTTTAAAATCTTTCAAGTATATGGCGTTACACTTCATGAGGGCCGTCCAAGCCGGTGTCCTTCCATAGGCGATTTTCATACGGTTGAATAGTTCAACCACGCCTTGGAAGTAGAACACCTTGTCAAGGCCGGACTGCGCCTGTTCTTCTTGGCGCTCCCGCCGTTGATCAAGGGATGCAAAAGCATCGCCACTGCGACCCGCCTGGGCCATCGCCCCGACAACACTTTCGG